TCCTAATCTACAACTTAATTAAATAAGAAAATTCTCTATGCCATAAGAGTAAATAGCCGAAGTAAATCCGCACTATTATCTAGCAGATTGTCTATGATTTGCACTTTTAAATTCTTACTGGTATGTAGATGAAGTGTAATCCAAGCGTTATCAAGGCAGCGATCGTGATACACATTTCTATTTATGACGGTAATATGGTCGTCGTTCATTTGCTTACATAATAGGCAGGGCTTTAGTTCCACATACGGGTTCTTTAAATAGGTTTCCATATATTATATATTTATAAAATATAATATAAAGAGCAAATAAAATAATCCTACTTGCGTATTAAATGTTTTGCATCAACGCGTGCAGTCTTGCCACCCATGACGGCACTATAGACGCGAGCCTGCGCCCATTGTTCTGGAGATCTAATACCTTTCCTTACGCTAGAAGGATTGGTTTTAAATGCACCAACGCCTTTATCAAAGATAGTTTCTAATCCAGTTTTTTTATATCCAGTAATTTTTGAGATATCAGCTAAACTGTGTGGTGTATCTTTTTCAAATCCATACTTCTTGTTAAATTGATTCTTATAAGTATAAGAGCTCATTCTATAAGGTACATTAATAAAATAAAATAAATTGAAATCACTTAAAATTTATTTAACATTGTATAATAAAATGAATTATTTAAGAGGACGTGATAATGGTAAAGTCATTCTCTTGACTAGATATAATATATATTATTACATGGTTAAGAATTTCTTACGCAGAATTTTTAGATTTTAATTTTATTTTTAATTTGAAAAAAAAATTGAAATGATTTTTTTTGTTTAAGTTAAAGACATTAACATATAACAAAACAGCTTAAAGAATTTAAAATGAGAACATATTTTGATACGGAAAGTTTGAAGGTAGGAATGATCGTTGAGTATGATTACAGCGGCGGACAAAATAGTTGTGGTGTTGATTATTATCTTACAAAAGTTACAAAAACATATGTAGAGGGATATTATATTATTGGAGATAAACGAGGTGACATTAAAAAATTTACGAAACCGAAAGAAATAAAAAAAAAGGTCTGCCGTGAGAAAATAAACTGCGGACATATACACGAATGTGGTTGCAATAAGAACTATTGTGAAGATTGTCTTATTGCCATTGACAATGATGAGTTAATGTTTTGCGATGATGAGACTTGTAAGCATTACTATAGTTACAGAAATGACAACTGTGATTGCAGAGATAATTTCTGTGGATTTTGCAGTGTAAAATATTAATTATGCGAAATAATAAATAGGACCCTTTGGTTTTGAATCTGCAACACCAGGAGTAACTTTGAATTTTGAGGCAGCATTTTGTTGCGTCTTAGTTTCACGTTCCTTACGAACTGGTTTTTGTACTGGTTCCTCTTCCTCCTCTGATTCGGTTGCAGATTCATAAATAATGGTTTTTTTTTTCTTTGGTTTCTTCTTTTTCTTGATTACGATAACTTCCTCCTCGGATTCAGTTTCAGATTCTTCAATTACTTTTGGTTTTTTCTTAGGTTTCACAGGTTCATCTTTGTGAGTGGCAGCAGATACAGCTGGAACTTTTTTAATCTTTTTAGGTGCTACCTGAATAGGTTCTTCCACACTTTCATTATCAGATTCCTCTTCAACATCAAGTGGCTCTTTAGCGGAATTAAGTTTATTTTTTAATGCTTTTAATATTTCTTTTTTACCCTTTACATCTATTTTTGCAGCGGCAGCATCAAGAGACGGTTTTTGCTTTGCGGCTAATGCAGCTCTCATTCTCTCAGTAGCGGCGATTTGTTTTTCGGAACGTTGCTTTTTAGGTTTGGTTAAAGTTTCGGAGGCATCATTATCTGAGACGGCATTATGGTCTTCGGTATCGGACATTTATATAATATAAGAAAAAAATAAAATACGCTTAATTAAATAAAGAATTTTATTTTCTCTAAAGTATTTATATATGACTATTACTGACATTAAGGAGGAAACCAATGATAGTATAAAAAAAATGAAACCAATTAAGGAGCGAATGGATATAAATTTGAAAGATATACCAGCAGGCATCTCACGCCGTAATGGTATGATCTATTTGCTAGTAGGGAGTGGAGGTAGTGGTAAGACTTCATTACTTCTAAATCAATTTAAAAAGGGAGGTGCTTATCATAAGAAGTTTCATCACTTACATTATTTTGCACCTGCATCGTCATTTGCTTCCGTTAAAGACCATCCCTTTGCTAAACACGATAAAGTATATAATGAACTAACAATTGATTCATTGGCGGATTTGCGAAATGAGTTAATGGAGATAAAAGAAAATATGGAAGAAGATGATGAGCCAGAGTATTCGTTGGTAATAATAGATGACTTTGCAAATGATCTAAAAGATAAAGGGATACAGAAGATGTTAAACTCAATGTTAATAAAAGCTCGTCATTTAAATTGCGGATTTATATTTACGTTGCAATCATATTTATACATGCCAAAAATATTACGTAAGCAAATAACATTTGCCACGATATTTAGACCACGTAATAGTGAGGAATGGGAAACAATTAGAAAAGAAATTTTACAAATGAAGGAAGATGATGCGAAGAAGATTTTTGATTATGTATTTAACGAACCATATCAACATTTAGACATAGATGCATTTGAAAATAAGATTTATAAGAATTTTAACTTATTGAATATTACAGATACAGACAAAATATAAAATCACCATATAATGTAAATGGAACATATAGAATCAATCCAAATATATTTAAACAGTCGTTATGCAACAGAGGTAGTAAATGGTAATATAGCAAATTGTATTTATTATTTACCTGTGATTGAAATACCAGATGGTCATCACATTTATTTATCTCTCCAAAACGCAACAATACCTTATAGTTTTTATAGTATTACTAGTTTTGATAATACCTTCATATTTGGTCTTGTAGGTGATCCTCCAACAACTTATTACGTGCAGCCAGGTAATTATAATGTGACACAATTGATTGATGTGATTCAGCTAGCAATGGGGTCATCATATACAATCACATATAGTAGCATCACAAGTAAGATTTTGATAACACATGCAAGTGCAAACTTTACAATTTATGCATCAACAATAAATCATGTTTTAGGATTTAGCAAAACTACAAATACGACAAGTGTAGGAAATTTATTGTATGGACGAGATTGTGTAAATTTAAATCAAATTCGTGCTTTGAATATTGAAATCAATTTTCCTACATATAATGTAAATATAGCGCAAGCATATAATCAAAATATTTTAGCAACAATTCCAGTTTATGTGGCGCCCTTTTCAATTATTACTTATCAGAATCCAAATAATTTTAGAACAAATTTATACGTGAATAAACTAGACCAAATACAAATTCGTATTTTAGATAATGAAAGTAGGCTAGTTGATATGAACGGGATACAATACCAAATGACTTTACAATTAGATTGTGTAAAATTTACTGAATAAAATATTTTATTATTGTTATATATTATAAAATGATTGGATACAAAATGCCTTTAGGAAAAGCTATGATGGGACATAAAATGCCCCTCGGTATGAGTAGAATAGGACACAAAACTCCTTTAATGATGAGACCTACTGCAAGAGCTGTTGAGGAAGCTTTAACAAAAAAAGTAAGCGGAGGTTTAGAAAGAAGAGTTTTAAAAAGATAAAGCCTTTTCATTTAGCCAAAATAAATGATTTAATTGTAATAAATGATTTATTTTTTATCTGATGTAATATTATATAATGATTCCTGCTAATCTCAAATTTCAATCCAAGGTTGAATCAGCCCCTGCCCGTCGTTATTTGACTCAAATCCAACCTCAAGGAGGAACTGGAACTTATAACCCCGGTGATACCATTACCATTAACATCCCTACTAGAAACAACACTGCTCTTATTCCCTCTGAATCTTATTTAAGAGGTAACTTTAACTTGATTCTTTCTGGTGCTGCTACTGCTGCCACTTTAGAGTCTTGTGGTTGGCACCAATTTATTCAACGTGTCCGTGTATTCCACGGCTCCAACTTGTTAGAAGATATTGATAACTACGGTCAGCTTGCTAAGATCCTTTATGATTACCAAGCCCCTGAAGATGCAGTCAAAGGCCGCTTTGCTATTACAAGTGGAACCAACGAAGAGTATTCCGGTGTTGGTGTAGCTGCTGCTGCGTTAGCAAACGTTCGTTCTGTTAATAGAGGTCGTGCTCTTGGTGCCCTTGGTGCTTCTACACACACCTTCCCTTTTGCTATTAACTTGGTTTCCCTTGTTGGTGCTTTAGCTGGTGAGAAATACTTACCTCTTTGGGAAATGACTGCTGCTCCCCTCAGAGTTGAAATTGTCCTCCAATCTTCCCTCATTAGATCTATGATGGTTGAAGGTGGAACTGGTCTTAACTTTACTGCCACAGCGGTAAATTATTCTGGAGAATTCTTGGAGCTCCCTGACTCAGCTGTCTCTGCTATTAAATCAGGTTCATCTAGCCCTATGCAAATGGTTCTTCCTTCATGGAGATCTTACACTAACTCAGCAAATATTCCTGCTACTACTCAAACACAAGTTAGTTTCCCTATCCCTGCCAAATTCTCATCTCTTAAGAATATCGTTGTTGCAACCCGCTCAACTGCTGGTTTAGCTGCTCAATATCCTTCATCTCACTGTGCTTTCGGTGTTGGAAGTGCTAACTCTATTGGATACCAATTTAGAGTTGGTTCCGAAGTTCTTCCTTCTACTGCTCCTACATCTTTCCCTGAAATCTACAATGAAGCTGTTAAATGCTTTGGCTCTCTTGCTGATTTACAAGTCCAACCTTCCATTGACAATACCGCTTTCACCCTCAATGCTCCTAATACCGTTGCTGGTTTGGTAGAGGCTTCCACTGAAGATAGTGGTGCTTTCTTGATTGGTATTGACATGGAGATTTACCAAAATGCTGACAAGGCATCTATCTTTGCTGGAACCAATACCAATACAAGTGATATCTTTGCAATCATCAACTATTACACCGCTGGTGCCGTTACTGTCCTCCAAACTGCCTTTGCTTGCTACGATCAAGTTCTAGTTTATGAGAACGGTGTTTGCTATGCCAGATATTAAGCATTTAGGTGTTAAGTAGATAAATCATTATAATAAAATATTAAGTTATTATAATGGACGTAGAAGTAGCAAAATTATGGTTAAATCCATCAGTATTAACAACGACAACAACTAACGTAGGAGTAAGAGATGCAACATTTAGAAACTGTACTTATTTTGTAGATTTGAGAGAATGTTTAGGAGAGACGCTATATACAAAATATGATACATTCAAAGTATTAATAACATATTCAGGAACAATCTCCGCGACAGAAATGAATACTATTTTTGTTGATGGATTAAATCTAATTAATGCATCGTATCAAGGAAAGACCGCATCAACTAATATAGCAGTAGCAGCTCAAGGTTCTAGTGCTGCGGCAACACTTGGTAATATAGGAAAACAAACACAAACACGAGAGTTCATAATGATAAAACCTGATAGTAATAAAATATCACTTACATTTAACGTAGTAGCAGATAGTGGAGTAACTACAAATGTGGGAAACTTTCCAATTTTTTTAACATTTGCACCAATCAAAAAAGATGTAATCTATAAAAATCCGTGGAACTTGCTTTACCAAAACGAACAGGCAAACTTTACATTATCAACCCGTATTTTATCGGCAGGAGCAACAAATGCTTTTGGCACGATGAACGCAACCATGACGAATTTTACATTTACAAATGTGAATATGCGAAGAATTATAGGAACATTATGGGATAAATATGACAAGTTCAATTTAATATGTGCGAGTTGTGGGATAGGAAGTGTAGCAACATCACTTTCAGGTAATCAAAGACTACAATGGTTCCAAGTAAGCGGACTACAATTTATAAACTCATTATCGGTTCTTAATACTAATATGCTACAGCAAGGATATACTGTAACACCTATTTTTAATCCACAAAACGTAAGCACAGCAGACGCCGAATCATTTTCAAATCCAATCGGATCAACTACATTTAGAAAACCTGAATCTGAAACTGTAGATTTAACATTTCAGTTATGGTCTATAAATAACAATTCAACAGTATTAAACGCTCAAATGAATCATTTTACATTGAGTTTTATTGTTGTTGGTATTAAAGAATAAAATATAATGATAATATAAATGCTATCTAAAAATGGGTCATTAATATTATCAACGAGTTCAACAGTTAATCCATGCACGATTAACGCACAGAAGACACAATTTACATTTTCAAATATTGACTTGAAAAATGTATTAGGAGAGATGTGGGATAAATATGATATTTTTGCTTTGAAACCAGTAAATCTTGTCACAAACGGAACTATAACAATCGTTAGTGGTTCAACATATGGTGTTGTTACATATAATTTAGCAGGGCTTGATTGGACGAATATAAAATATGATACGGCACTTAATAGTAAAAAATATGTTCCACTTGTATTTAGTGCTTCATCAGCATCAACACCAAATCAAAATGTGTTGGTAACAAACACAGGACAGAGTTTTAACTTTCGTAAAGGATGTAGATTTGTAGATTTAGAATTTTCTATGACAGAATCAAATACAGTAGGCATTCAAAACTTTGGAGTGTTTCCAGCAGGTAATTTTTATAATGACGCAGCATTTCATTTTGTAATTGAACCAGTCATAGAGGGAGAGATGAATGAGTGTGCTATATTTGGATTTAATACGAATCAGACAATAACAAGTCAAGTTGGAAGAACAATAACATCATCATTTACAGAATACAACTATGCGTCATTTGATATGCGAGATTTATGCCGTGATTTTTGGGATAAACACGAAGATTTTGAAATAATGATGTCGTCGTATGTTTCTGTTGGTATTGGAACATTATCGGGTAATGCGCGAACTATGCTTTTTCAAATGAATGGTCTTAATTTTGTAAATAATGGAACACAGCAAGGATCATCAACTGGACGCTTGCAACTCAACGCAGAAAGTCCAATAATTGGCGGTATAGTTCATGCCACCGGAGCATCTGGTCATCAAGTAGCAAATCAGGTTGCATTTGCACCAATCCAATTTAAGAAGGATAAAGACAATGTAAATCTAACAATTACATTTCGTAATTACGATAATAATGGAAATTATAATGGAGTATCACTTTCTAATTATAGAGCAGTAATAACTTTTTACATTAAACCAATTTACAAGGTTGAAAAGGCTACACTATGTATTAATCCATTCTTTCTTACAACAACACAGACCAATTTAGGTATTCGTAATACGGCATTTACGCAATTTACAATAAATAATATTGATTTGCGTTCAATGTGTAGATCAATGTGGAATAAGTATAAGAAATTTAATATTTTTCTAACAACGACAGTAAGCACCAACGGATCATCAAATGCGGCTAATGGTTGTTTTAATTTACAATTGGAAGGTTTAGATTTTATAAATCAGACGGCATATATTACAACAACAGCACAAACACAAGTGGCGACACTGGGTGCTATACTTGTTGGTAATGGCGCACCTTATATTGGAGGACATCAATGCTCTTATTTAACTACTTTTTATAAAATGGAAGATTTGGTAAGTCTCACATTTAACGCAGTTGAATTAGCACCAACACCAACATTTACAAACTCACCACTTGAGAATATGTATATTTTCACCATAGTTGGAGTTCCAGAAGACGAAGGACAAGCAGAACAATTAAAACAAAATAGAATGCGTTAATTATACAAATATATTTGAGCCTTTAATATTTTCAATTGAATGAGCGTTATATGCATCTATAGCACCAGCAACACCAATAGCTCTTGGATCTTTAGTAACCATAGATACAGTAGGAAGAATTTTAAAAGTATGAGGATTTGCCAATGTTTTTACGGCAGGGTTCCAAGCAGTAGTTCCACTAACAACATCACCAGCAGTTCTATAAATATTTCTATTAGGACCGCCTTTGACTTTTTGACCGATTGTAGAACCTGCATCTAAAGCATATACCTTATCATTTTTTTTAGCAATATCTTGAATAATACGACCACCTAGAGAATGACCTGTAATTGCGGTTTCAGTTTCGTCATATTTTGCTTTTGCTTTTTTAAGAGTTTCGTCAGCTTCCTTATATCTGGTAGTATCTTTGAAGCCACCAAATACATTTTCGTAACTGCGATCAAATCCTTTTTTCCATGATTCAGGTAGTAATGCTTCAATACCGCGTTCAATAATAGGCTTGCCTTCATTTTTGCGAATACCAAGAGCTAATTTTAAATCTGAATTAATCCAGTCAGTTACATTATGAGAACCAGTAACGTTATATAATAATTTTTTGGTTTCAGGATTATAATAGACTTGTTGATTTTCATTAGATAAACCCTTATCTATCTGGTAACCATATTTTGCCATTTCTTGAGCTTGTTTATTTTCATTGCCAATATAACCCACACGTAGAGAATCATAAAGGCTAAGAGGCTTGATTGGATTATTCCCAGCATTATTCATAATATATATATTAATATATTATTAATTATTCCTTTTTATTTTCAGCAAGAGATTTGCGATATTCTATTTCTTCTAAAGGGGTACGAGATGTAGCTTCTCTCCAATAGTCTTCAAGAAGATAAGAAAGAATTGGAAATTGTTCCATTAAACCAGTAGGAATACGGTTATAATAATAATCCATGTATTGCCAATCCAAACCGAATTTTGCAGGACTATATGTAAATTCAACTTCTTCTAATTTATAAACTAGACTATCAGGTATATTTTCAAGATCAATAAATACTTCACGAACATTTTCTTCTAGAAATGTTACCTCGGGTTCTAAAAATACACTCATTGTTTTTATATATAGAGAGAAATTAATCTGAATATTTAAATCCAGTTCTTGATAATATATTTTCAATTTCATTATAAAATTCTTCTTTGTTATAATCTAATACTTCAGGAGTTCCAGTTGCATCAGTTAATCTAATATAATAATCTCTAATTTCAGATAATTTAGCATTTCTTCTTGGAATTTTACCTAAACCTAGTTCATTACTAATTTGTTGAAATCCTTGTCTTAATATACTACTACTACTTCTACTAGCTCCACCACCAACTTTCTCTCTTGGTTGTAATTGTGGTCTTCTTGGTAAAACGTATTCTTCTTCCTCTTCACCCTCAGCAAAAAGCTCAGTTTGAACTTGAGGTTCTGCTCTTGGACCACCCTCATTTAATGACTGAGTAAATGTTTCTTCTCCTTCTTGAATATCAGGTAGAAAAATTGTGCTTGATTGCGCAAAAGGGTCAGCTCTTTGTCCTGCGCCTGGTTCTTGTGCGCCTCTAAAACGCTCTAATATAGGATTCATTATTCCACCAAGTCTTGTAATATCAGCAAATCGTTGTCCCTGTTGTTCTTCAATATCTGCTAATCTTTGTTGTTGAACCTCAGCACGTAAAGCGGCAACACCAGCAGCATTACGCTCTGTAATATCCCGAATTTGTTGCTGACTCATACCAGGTTCAACTTGCCTTAATGAAAATAAATTAGGATCTCCTCGTCCCGTTTGCCCTGCTAAAGTTTTGACATATCCAACCATATCATTATCTTGTCTTATTTCATCAACTGGCATACTAGTCTTTTTTGCTCTGGATTTTCGTTTTTCCTTAAATACTCCAAGTTTAGATAATTGTTCTATCATTTTAACCATAGAATCTGTCTTAACTGAAATTTTGTTATAGTTGCTATTGTTAATTTTGGACATTATATAATATATTATTATATTATAATAAGAATGAGTATTAATAATTTAGATTACACTTCATATAATTATTTAACAAATTTAGCAACAGTAAATGCAAATGAAGTAAATACTGATATATTGACTAAATCAGATCCAGACATATCAGATTTACAATTTGACATGTTGGAAGGTATCCATACAAATGAAACAATCCAGCAGCAAATAGACAACATCATTACAGGTCTTCAAACCACAGGATATTGGGGTGCATTTTGGAGTGATGTAGATCAAACCAACGCTGGTACAACAAGCACTAATTTTATGACTGTTAATAATAGTGATCCTAGTAATAATGATGTTGTGATAGGCACAACTAGTTCGCAAATCAAAGTATTAAATGATGGTGTTTATAATATCCAGTTTTCAGCACAAGTTGATAAAAGCGATGGAGGAACAGATGAATTACAAATATGGTTTTTAAAAAATGGAGTCAATATTGAGGACTCAACTCGTATATATACTTTAGAAGGCAACCCCGATAGATTGACAGCAGCACTTAATTATATGCTTGAATTAAATGCGAATGATTATATTCAGATAGCATGGCATTCAGCAGATATAGATATGTTTTTACATCACGACGCAGCAGGTGTAAGTCCAACAAGACCAGAGACGCCAAGTGTGATAATAACGGTTCAGCAAGTTATGAATACTATGGCTGGACCACAAGGAGCACAAGGTATTCAAGGTATTCAAGGTATTCAAGGTGATACAGGTGCAACAGGGCCACCCGGACCACCAGGAGGACCACCCGGACCACCAGGGCCACCAGGACCATCAGGAGGACCAACAGGACCAACAGGACCACAAGGACCACAAGGACCAGCAGGACCAGCGGGAGATGGACCAGTAGCATATTCAGCTTTAGCTTTAGCAACAACAACGGCTGCTGGATTAGCGGCATATATCGTAAGTAATAATGCGTCTCAAGCAGCACAAGACGTTATCATAGCAGCAAATACGGCAGATATAGCAACAGATGAAGCACGTATAACATCATTAGAAGTAAAAACAACTGACATGACTTGGGGAATAGCAACAAGAACGACATTTGGTGGAAGAGTTCAAATAACAAATACTGGAGCAGCACCAGGTTCAACAGCTGTTTATTTAGGTTCATCTGATGCTTCTACATTTCTCTATGGATTATCAGCATCAAATGCTATTTCAACTACAAGCACATTTACAAGCACATCAGGAACATCTCAACTATCATCGTTACTCGTTAATAATAATTTTGAAGTTGCAAATGATGCGACTATTACAGCGGGAGAATTATATATTACACGAACCCTACTACCATCACAAAAAAAATTGGTTCTCTATGATAATAATACGGGAAATGATTATGATTATTTGGGATTTTGGACGGATAGTGGTGCTACAAATCGTAAGTTTTTGAATTGTGAAATAGATGGAAATTCGGACTCGGCATTCCAGTGGTATTATGGAAATGGATTTGGAACAGCAAGAACATTAATGAAAAAGTTGAATGCAACAATAGAACAAACATTTTGTGGATCATCAAGATTTTGTAAATTAGCAGGTTCAACTCAACAAATAGATTTAACACGCAATTTAGCAAATAATGAAGTTATTATTAATTTGCTCGGTGATACAGCAGGAGCAAATGAGTATGACGGGCAAATAATCCAAGACAAAGGAAATTCACTTGATGATAATAGAGGAATAATGACAATCCAAAGTGGTGGATTAATTTTAAATGCTTTGTCAGCTGGTATTCTAACATCATCTACAACTTCAACAACTATTGGAGCAGGAACAACATTAACACTTAATTCTGGTAGTGAGACTGAAGTAAATTGTACTACATTTGATATTAATGCATCAGGAGCAATCACACTAGATACTCCAAGCACTCTTACTACGGCAAGCACAGGAGCAACAACTTTCGGCGCAAGTGCATTTACATTTAATACAACTTCAAGTTCATCTATGGCTCTTAATACAACAGCAGCAACTTTTGGTATAACTTGTAATCAACCATTGGTAATACAAAATACTGCGGTCGGAGAAGATATTACAGTTTCAACAGGCGGGCAATTAAATCTTACATCAACTCTTTCAGGTGCAACTGATGCTATAAATATTACAACAAATACAACATCAGGCTATGATATGGTTTTAAATAATACAACACAAACTAATTTTAATATAAGTTGCCGAGATAATTTAATCATTTCAACACCACCTACAAGAAGTATAGAAATTGATGCTGGTTCAGGTGGAATGGTTTTATCTACGGAAGGACAAATGGATTTAACTGCTACAAGTAATATTAATCTAACAAGCACAACAAGCGATGTTTATATTCTATCAACTGACGCAACTATAGAAACAACCACAGGAGTTTTAAGTTTATTGCCTTATGGAGGATTAAATACAACAGCAGCAACAGGCGATATTAATTTTATAGCAACAGCAGGTGATATGTTATTTGATGCTTTTGGTTCAAGCACATTTGATGGGTCAGTCATGATAATGACAAGTGGTTCAACTTTTAATGTAACAAGTAATACCGATTCAAATATTACAAGCACAACTGCGGATATTAATTTGACCGCAAACAATGGAGTTATTAATATGAATACACCGCTTGTTTATATTGGAACGGCATTACAAGTTGATGGAGCAACAACACTAAATGGATTAGCAACACTAAATGGTGGATTTACAAGCACGGCATCAAGTAATGTAAATCATAATTTATTAATACAGCAAAACAGTTATACGCAACCAATGGCAAGCACATCACAATTGGGATATACTAATACTCAAACAACATTTACAGACCCTATGAGTAATTCTCTCATAGCAAGAAGTAATTTTACTTTACCTTCAAAAGGTGTTTGGTTAATTGTATGTGGCTATGAATGGGGAACAAACGCAGCAAATGTAGTTGAGGCAAAAGAGATAATTTTATCTACTACTTCAGGAGGCGCTACTCCAGCAGCATATGGTTTAGAATATTACGAAGAAATTAATGACTCAGCCGGAGCAGCCGGATTAAGACAAGTTGGAACAATCATGGGCGTAGTTAGTGTTACAACAGCAACAACAATCTATGTAAATGCTCGGTCTCAGATTTCGTCAGGAACAAATGCAGAACTAAGAACAAATGTTAGTTGGACGAGAATTGCATAAAAATAAAATATTATTTATTATTATAATGTCAAGTTTCTCCTTTTTGAAACCAGCGAACCAATTATGGAAAGACGCAAAGATTGCCAAAGTCCATAAAAGGATTTTAGAAAGAATAACAGATATGCCACATGAAATTCGTGCAAATAAACATAACATGGAATTGCTGTCGTTAATTTGCAACATGATTGAAAACTCAGGAATTAAAAATAGTGAAAAAAATGCCAAACTAAAAATAGATAAGAAATTACTACTTATCACAATATACAAATCCTTATATGGAAACTTAACAGCAGATGATGTTGAAATACTTAGTAAGAATATAGAATTCCTCCATGACAACCAACATATAGTATCTCACCCCTGGTACCGTCTTGTAAGTAGTTGTATTGTTGATTGGTTCAAACGTAAAGTTCTTTGAATAATTCAATATATAAAAGATTACGTAAGAGAGAAAATGCAAGACTGGTTAGTAGATAAATTCTTAAAAGAAATAAAGGCTTCTAAGAGATCAGCTTATTTAGTTACATCTTTATTATCATTAGACGCATCATTCATAATTAAATTAATTCTTAACAAATATGGTCTTGGTTATTTATTCAATTATATATTATTATTTACAATATTTTAAATTATTATTTTATTTCATATATGTATATGGTTTATGATATAAAAGATTATTCATTTAAACAAGCTGCAAAGTTAGGTGTAGATATAAAGCCATCTACAAAAAAGAATAAGAAGATAGATGTAATTAAAAATAATAAAGTGATTGCATCTATAGGTGACAAACGATATAGCGACTTTCCAAGTTATGTAGAAGATAAAGGTAAGAAATACGCTGAAGAGAGAAGGAGACTATATAAGATAAGACATGCAAAAGATTTAGGTAATAAAGATAGTCCAGGGTATTATGCAAATAAAATATTGTGGTAGCCAGATAATTAAGCAGATGCTTTATAAATAGTTATAAAGTATATAATTAAGTTCTTACGCAGATAATTAAGCAAATGCTTTATAACAAGATATAAAGTATATAATTAAGTTTTTATGTAGATAATAGCATAAAGATTTAATTAAAAATTTTTAATTAATTGTTTATATCGTTTTTTTGACTTATTATTTAGTTAAATACTTAATTATCTGATAATAACAGTCCAACTTAATTATCTGGCAAGCAAAGTCGCATATAAATTGTTTTAAAGTTGTAGCTTAATTATTTCTTCTATTAATTTATATTTAGAGAGAAATTATCTCAATATATATTACAATGGACTTTACTGATTTAATCAAAAAAAGCAAACCTAATATATCCGAGAGTTCTTCAAAAACTTATAATTCTTTATTACGATCTATTTACACAAATGTATTTGGAAAAACTGACGAACCTAATGTTAAAAACTTTAGCAAATCAAAAGAAATACTTGATTGGCTTGGTAAAAAAGCATTTAATACTAGAAAAACTTATCTTGCTGCTCTTGTATGCATTGAACCTGATGAACCTAAATATAAAGATATGATGTTAGATGATGTTAATACATATAATAAGGAAATGAGTAAAAGTGAATTGACTGATAAACTGGAAGATAGTGCTATATCTGAGGACGAGATTATGAGTTTGCGTGATACTCTTAAGACTGAAGCTGAGTTTCTCTTTAAAAGAAAAACACATAAGGTTGCAGATTTGATGGAAATACAAAACTATATTATTTTTTCTCTCTATTATGGATTTATAGTTCCTCGTAGAGCTATTGATTATACTGAAATGAAATATCAAAACTACGATAAGGATAATGATAACTACATTGATCTAAAGAAAAAACAATTAGTATTTAACAAATTCAAAACTGCAAAATTTAAAGGAACTCAAATATTAGATATTCCACCAGCACTTTTTAAAATTCTCTCTAAGTGGGTTTCTATAATACCTAAAGAGATTGATAATTTATTGTTCAATAGTAAGTTAGAACCCCTTAGTAATGTAGTTCTAAATCAAAGACTTAATGGAATATTTGGCGGCAAGAAATCCGTAAATTCATTAAGACATTTTTATTTAACAAGTAAGTATAAAACTCTTATGATTGAAAAAAAGAAGATGGAAGAAGATATGAATCAAATGGGATCTAGTTCTAAACAAGCTGACGTGTATATCAAGACAAATGATAAAGAATAATATTTATATAATATATGAAGTCAATTATTATATTTTGCATAAATGCTTTTCATTGCATTACCGATAGTCTTTACAGATGTTTTTATAAATGTTGTTGTTGCAATTAAAGCCAAGGTCACAATGGCACCTTGGGTTTAATATAATGGCAGGTTGGAATTTGATAGTCACTCATAGTCGCTCGGGTTTATTGTTACGTACCCTGTGTTCCAACATATTACAATATTTTATTTTTAAGTATTTTTATTATTTAATAATAAATTCCTAAATTCTTCCACTTTTTTTGCATTTTTTTTTAAATTCTTTTTTACTGTTTCTCTCTTTGCAGCTAATTTACCTTTGTTTTTACGGACTGTTTCATTGTAATTATTTTGATATTCTAGTATCTTTTCCTTATTGTCTTGGTAACGTTTTTTATTGTAGTCTTTTAAAAATTCTTTGTTTTCTCCATAATATTTTTGCATGTATGTTTGTTCCATATTATTATATAAAGATTTTTTATTTACATTATAATTAAATGTCCGTTATTGTTGTCATCATTAATTATTTTTAATTTTAATGCTGAAACAACATTTATTAACCATTTCGAACAAAATTTTACAAACACATCTTGACCTAATATGTTTTTTAAATCTTCTCCATTATATTTTTTATCTTTAAAAGTTTTTAACATAAAACTTTCCATTTCGTTTAAGTCAAATAATATATTCTCTTTTTGAGTTTCAATTGAAACACCGCATTTTAATGCCTCAATAATACTATCTTCAGCACATTTAATTAATTTATCTTTACTATTAAATTTAAACGGCATTTCAATTCCAGTTCCATTATAAAACAATAACCAACTATTATCTTTATTCATTTTAATAATTTAAATTTAATTTGTTAGTAGGGTTCGTATCTTAATGCCAATCACAAAATGAAAAAAAAGCATTTCAATTTTTTTTTTAAATAAAAATAAAATTAAAATCATTTCAATTTTTTTTTCTATCTTGCCCTGAATTTAATTTTATTTTTATTTAAAAAAAAATTGAAATGATTTT